CTGACATTGCGAGTTAATTGTCTGCATGATTCGTGTCCAGATACGTTGACAGTCTATCCAGACTCATGTACACTTAAAGAGTAAGGCAACGGCACACGAAAAGGAGACTAAAATGAGCCCAGTGAATGTTATCCAGGACGGTCTGGCGGCGCAGGACAAAGCGGTTCTCCGGAGCCTAGCCGAGAACATGACATTGGCAGAGTCCAACGATGTCAACGACACATTCCACTGGCTTGAGCGGCACTACAATGCGATGGGGATCGAGATGGCGGTTAGCTGGTTCGTAGAGTGTGCCATAGCGCGCGATGCGGAGCCTAACCCGATTCGCCGCCCGAACTGGAAAAACGGAATTCTGAAAGCGCTGGAGGCATAAATGCCGCCCCTCCACGACAAACTAGTAGCAGCCGGGGAAATCTCCCGGCTGCTCGGCGTAAAGCCGAATACCGTCTCTCACTGGGCTCGCCGGCACCCCGAGCTCCGGGCACTCGCGCAAGAGCTGGACGTGGGCCTGATCTGGTACGAGGCAGACGTGATTGAGTGGGCGCGGCAGACCGGGCGGCTGAAGGACGTGTGACTTCGCGCGATACAAATGTATTTCCAGGCGATACATCCCCCAACGCGAAGTGTGGACGTATGATGCGAGCAAGCAACTCAAGACAGGAGAGACTCATGAAGCTGAAGAAGTGCACGATTGTGGCGGTATTAATGCTCGCGATAGTCGGCATGGTCGCTGGCTGCGGATCGGCCGCGACAGCCGGGACGGCAGCGAACAAAACCGCCGCCACCCAGAAGCAGGCCGCGACCAGCGCATCCATTGTCGCCGCCCTGAAAACCGCAGGGCTCCCCGTCTCGCAGATCACAACCTACAACGAGAGCAACGACCCGAACAGTCTGCTTGGCCGCCCGAATGAATACATTCAGAAGACCAACTTCGCCGATGGTCAGGTCGCTTCCCCGAGCACAGACAACGGCACAATTGAAGTGTTCTCGACCGCCGCCGATGCACAGGCACGGAAAGCCTATGTGGACGGCATCAGCAAGGCGGCGTCCTTCGTGGGCTATTACAGTTACCAGAGCGGTGTCTATCTGCTTAGGGTGTCCTATGATGTGCCGCCGAGTCGCGCCAAGCAGTACGAAACGGCATTTCTTGCGGCGTTGAAGTAGGCCCCCCAACGCAGAAAAGGCCAGCCCCCGGCCGGGTTACGGTCGAGGGCTGGTGCCCCAGGAGGGGCGCTTTAAAGGGGTGCTACTTTCCGGTGATGATCTTCTCACCGATTTTGACGATACTGCGACCGATCGCATAGAGTCCGGTAATGGCTCCTACCACCCAAGTCGCGTCTCCCTGAATGTCATGGGGCGCGGGAATGACTCGCGTCGCCACCAACAGGCCAACGATGGCAACAATGGTGGTGATCCAGAACTCACTTGTCTTGTATCCTGCTTTCATTCTGCCTCCCTAAATCCAGTTGATGATCTTTTGCCAGGCGCGAGCCCAGACAGACTCTTTCGCGCCAGTTGTCACGGGCACCACGACGGCCCAGGCTTCCCCTCCCGATGCCTGTAACTTTGTCATGTCGGTTTTGAGCATCCGGAACTTGCCTTTGAATCCCCATTTGGCAGTCCAGGAATTGGCCTGATCGTCGTCTATCCCGAGACTGTCTAGCCCGAGATCGTTGTCACCGAATCCGTAATAGCAATGGCCACCACGGACGTTTCCGATGGCCTTGACGAGCCCCGTAGCGTCGGGATTGTCCATGCCATCGAGCCAGTCGGTGCCGTAGACGACCGGGCCATAGTTCTGCAGCCAATCGTCTATCTCGGCTTGCGTGGTGAGGCGAGAGAACCCGGATATATAACCGGCCTTCTCCGCAGCGAGCAAACCTTGCCGAACGTCCGCCCCGCCGTCGGGTAGCGCACCGTGGCCCGAGATGGTGAGAAAGAACGGCACGATGTCTTTGTTGCGGAACCTCGCCTTACCGTGGGCGCAGTTGAGCAGCCCGAGGATGCCCGCGCTCACGCAAGTACCATTTGATCCCTGGTTGAGGATGCTGGGGACTTTGCGGTCGATTGGTTTGGCGGTGCCGGCGGCGATGAGGGCTTTGAGCTTGTCGACCGGCCAGTCGCGAGAGTCCGGTGGGCTCGGGATTCGTCCTAGTCCGTACTGCATAGATCCTCCCTTTGATGGGTTGCGAGTTAATTGTCTGCATGTGTCAAACCGGGCACCGTGAAGCAGTGGGCTTTTCGTTTCCCCGACTTCCGCGCCCTTGCCCAGGTGACGAGCGCGGGGCTTGTGTGGTACGAGGTCGACGCGCTGGAGTGGGCGAGGAAGACCGGGCGGCTTTAAGTCTGCGTCAACGCGCCCCAGGACTGAGGCCCGCAGACTCCGTCAACGGTCATGTGTGCGAGGTTGGTTTTGCTCTTGGGGTCATAGAGCCGGACCTTGCCAGAGACGACATAGCCGTTGACATAGGTCTGCATTGCTCGGAGGCCCGCCTCGGTGCCGTCGCCAAAGTCACCATCAGCGCCCGTTGCCCCGACGCTGTACTTGTGATTGATGAGGAGCTTTTGCATCGCTGTAACCCACGGCCCATGATCGCCATACTTGAGCACCGGCCGGTCATAGTCGAGGGTGATTGTCTTGACGGCTACGGGCGTCGGTGCCGGTGTCGGCCGCTTGACCTGTCCAAAGTCGGCCGTGTAGGCCGTCTCCGTATCACAGCTCACGCCGCCAATGACCGCTCCACCGTTCTGGTACAAGTTGATGCCCTCCCGGACCAGCTTGTGCGACCACGCGAGAGTCTGATTGGCGTAGTGCGCGAGGCCGTTATCGAGCAGGTAATCAACGACTTGGTAACTTCCGTAGACGCCGATCTGGGCGACAGGGACGACGGAGGCGATGCCCGAGAAATAGGCTTTCACGGCCGGCCCTGTCGTGTCGGTGTCGACCGTGAAGTAGACCGGCGTGGTCGCGGGGATCCCAAGAGTCGCGAGCAGCCCTTCAGCCGCCTTCGCATCCTGTGCCCCTGCCTGGGCACCCTGCAGCGCCCGGTTTGCCGTCGTCTCCCAATAGAGGTAGACATCTATCCCGGCTTTCTGCATCGCTGCCAGTTCGGCCGACGTTATGCCTTTGGGATTGGCGGATAGGTACCGGCCGACGAATGAATATCCGGCCGCCTTGAGTTGTCCGGCAAACGTGTCCCAGTTGGCCGGTCTGGTGGAATAATCGACTCCGAGTCTGGTCATTGCCCCTCCTTGCTTTTGTTCTAGTTGCCGGTCAACTGCTGGCCGTAGGCCATCCCGGCGGTGCAGCGGATGCAGCCGTGCGTCGACAAATCGAGTTGGAAGTTTGGACACTGGCGGGCCATCATCTTTTCGTAGGCGGCTAGGTGTCCCTTCAGTTCTGAGGTCTCTTTCAGCAGCTCCACCCGTAGATCGGATATCTGCTGCCGGTAATCCTCAGCCTTCGTCTTCCATTCGTCGCGGTCCTTTTCCAGCCGCTCGATCAGATTCTTATTGATGTCCTCTGCCTGCTTGCGGGCCTTCGAAAAGAGCCAAACACAGAGGGTCACCACGCCTACCAGAGCTGCGAAAACGAGCCCGGCTAGCATGACCGTCGCGTATCCCGTTGTCACAGTCCCCACCGTCACACCGCGAACGAGATTTCGCCAACCGTCACGCGGTATGGCCGGCTGTCCGAGTCTGTGACCTCGACCGTGTACCGATACGAGCCCAGAAGGTTGGCCGTCTCGGCTGGCAGCAGCGACCAGTCAGCGACAACGGCATTGGTGCCCGCCGCTATGGAGGCTCCCCCGGTTGCCTTGGCCGATATGCCCGATGCGATGGCGCAAGCCATGGTCCCGACCGCGTCCGTGATGTGCAGGCCGATCCAGCGATTAATTCGGCGCGCGCCGGTTTCACAGGCTCGCCACTCGTCGCGGATGTCGTGAGAGTGGACTGCCATCGTTAGGGAATGGGGACGAGGATCATGTAATTCAGAGTCAGAGACTGGGCCGAGGTGTACATATCACAGGACCAGACAATATTGAGCTTAGTGGCATCGAGGTACGCCCTCAGATCCCGGTGAGTGCTTGCCACCGCGCTGTAGTTGCCGAAAGACGCCATGGGCACACATCCGGTGATGCTCGATAGCCCGTGTGCGATGGTCACGGATTTGCCACCGGTGGAGGTGATGGAAGCGGTGGTAAAAACTCCAGCGATGCAGTCGTAATTGGGAATCACCATCAGAGACTTCACGCGGGCGAGGTCGTTACTGATCCTCTGGTTGTCCCGGACCAGGTCTTGGGTTAGGTCGCTCATGCGAATAGCTCCCCCGTCACCGTGACGGAGATGGTCTCCGCGCCCTTGTCGTCAACGGCTACGGAAAGCGTGTCAACGCGGGCCGTGGAGAACGACGATTTGCCGAACTGCACGGTGACCAGATCGCCAAACTCGAAGTCGCGCCCGTAGACGAAAGAGGCGTTCTGCTTGAGCGTCCCGTTAAAGTTCGCCTGCGGACGGTTGGCCCGGAGGTACGTTTGTCCCTGGCAGGTCAGCAGCGTTGTGTTGCTCGAGTTGGCGGATGAGTCCTGGGCCTCGAAGCAGGCGAATGGACCGAGTGAAATGAGGTTCGGATCGGTCACGGTGCGAACGGTCTGCAATTGGCCTGTCCCCTGGCCGGTCTCAATGACCGCAGAATAAGCCGAGGAGTAGTCCTCCTCATAGGTCGCGTCCGAGAAGTTCTCGCCGTCCACAGAAATGATGGTCGGCTTCTGGCCGTAGAGGCTACGATCGACCCCGCGTTGCCCAGTGTAGATCCGGAACTGGTAGGCCAGCGTGGCGACAATCTCGAAATCGAAGGCGATGAACGTACCGTTTGCCTGATACGAGCCCTGGCACAGGTCCTGGATTGTCGAGAGGACGTTGCCCCAGGGAGAGGAGTCGGAGACGGACGCGCCCCGGGCATAGCTGGCCTCCACCGAGACCCAGTTAGACCACGATTGCCCACTTGGGTGGTTGCCTGCGGAGGTAATCAGGTTGTCAGTGACGATCGCTTTGACGACCGCCTCGCAGGTGCCAGAGCGCGTGGTATGTGAGTCCCCGTCCGGGTAGGCGATGAGCCTTCGGTTCAGCAGGTCCATCAGGTCCACGCACTCAAGCGTGATTGTGCGCTCGCCGGAGGAGTCAAGCTGCTTGGTCCGCTTCCTGAGCAGCCACTGCGTCTGCATCGGGCGGCGCCTTATCCCGCTACCGTCCCACCGCCAGATGTCCAGAATCGAGTCCGGCTTGCACAGGTTCCACCGGCGCTCGGAATAGGGGATCTGAAGCGTCGCTGACCCTACCGCGTTGATGCTTCGGGTGTAGGTGAGGCTTGAGGCATCAGCGATGATCTCCGTGAGCACGCCAGCCGAAGAAGATAGCTCCAAATCGTAGGCAAACCAGTTGGTGCCCATCAGAACGCCGCCAGACTGTTGACGGTGAGGCTCGACCCCGCGCCGTCAATCGACAGATGGCGGTTGTAATACGAGATCCACGAGACGGTCCCCGTCCCCTTGGTGAGGATGTTGACGTAATTGGCGCCTGGCAGGAGGCAGAGGGTGGCGAGATCGCATCCCGGGGCGAGGAACGACCGCAGATCCGAGCGAAATGTGGAGTAAACGCACGGGTTGGTCGGATCAGTGTCTACGATGATGGTCTCGCCAGCCGCCATGAGCAGATTTCTGAAGTAGATCGCTTGCCCGGTGCGCTCATTGCGGATACCGCAGAGAGTATCCGCGGTTGTGGCCTGGGCGAAGATCCTAACCGGGGCGGGAGCTGTGCCCGTGTAGTTGACTACGGTGTTTTGAGCGAGGCGGTAGGTGCCGCTCTGGTTGGTGCCCTGGCAGAAGAACATCGCATCATCCCATGGATTAACGAACACATTTGAGGTCCATGGCTGCCCAACGCAGGTGGGGGTGGCCGAGACCTTCTCGGCGTGGAGCCCGCTGCCGTCGTAGACGACCAATGCGGATTGCCTGCCGTCTGGCGACCCAGCAATGGTGTCGTTCGCGCCGCTGTTGATGTACCCGGGCAGATAAACGCGCCCGGTGCTGTCGAAGGCGACGTTGTAGGCGAATGTCGAGGCGAGACTGGTGGTGTCCGCTTGACTGCGCCCGGGGATCGGTACCCACGAGCCTCCGTTGAAATAAGCCATCCCGTAGCTGGCCGTCCCAGGGGTAATCGAGGTGAACTCGCCAACGGCGTAGAGCTGACCATCCGGGCCCCAGGCCATCCGATAGATCGTTCCGCCGGCGGCAACCGTGCCGATGGTCGACCAGGAAGTCGCGCCCACGTAGCCGGCGGACATCGTTTGGAAGTTGCTAGTGATGAATAGAGCCCCGTCGGGCCTCAGAGCCAGCCAGTTGGCGGAGCTGTTCACGGGAGTGCCCCAGGAGGTAGCGGATGCAGCGGGTGATGCTCCGTCTGGGTTGGTGATCTGGCAGACACCATAGTAAGGGCTGGTGAACGTGCCGCCGACGTATAGGATGTTCCTCACCTGATCGTAGGCGAGGTCCTGCACCGACGAACCACTCGATATAGCGATAGGACAGCTAACGGTCTGCGCGACGAGATCGAGCCGGACTAACGCGGTGTAGGCATGGCTCACGCCTGCGTAGTCATAGAAGCCGCCGAAGCTGCCGCCGATCCACACGTATCGGGACCCGGGGCCGAGCTGACAAATGGCATACGGGTAATAGTTGGTCGGATTGCCGCCGGGATTGACTCCCCATGTGTTGATTGCCGCCAAAGTCGAAGGAGCACCCGTAGTATTAAGGACGGCGAACTGTTTAGCCGCGGCGCCGCCGACATGCGTGAACTGTCCTCCGAGCCATAGCTCGGTATTGCCAGTCACCGGGTTTTGGATCCAAGCCCCGCAACTTGCGTTGCCGTCGATTGTGCCAGCAGCGGCGAATGCACCCTGGCCGCCCTTGTCATAGGGCTGCTGGTAGAAGCAGGCGGACGACCCGGAAGCCGTGGAGGTAAGCGGCACGGTGGTTTGCTGTCGCTCCCGGAAGTACGGATCGGGAGCATGGAAGTTGACGCTCAGTGCGGCGGTCAGTCCCGAGAGACTGTCCAAGTTGATCCCGTCCGTGTACTCCGCGTCGATCTCCAGTTGCTTCGAAGGTGGGCTGGGATTGAACACAAGCGTGGCGGGTTTCTGGGGGATCGAAAGGTTCGAGCTGAGAAGGTACTCCAACCCGGCGAACTTGCTCTCGATGTCGTCGAGCGACTGGCCCGGATAGGATGCAGGCAGCGTGAAGTCCCTGGCCTGCTTGACGGTTCGCTGGTAGGTTTCCCCGCCGACCAGGCCATTAGGGATGTTCACGTTCGCGACCGGCGCGGTCCCGACCTGCTTCATACCCTGCAGCGTGAGGACATTGCCGATCGAGACTTCGATGCCCGTTTGCCGGGCCGACAGCGGACGGAGCGAGGGAGATTGCCAGGGGGCGCCTATGAAAGCGCAGTCACTTGACAGGCCGTCGAAGTAACCCGAGAGCGTGTTCCCGTTCTCCACCTGGAAGGCGTCGAAGTAACAAGCGTTGCCCGCGGTTACTGTCCCGCTGACGCTTGCAAAAACCTGGACCGAGTTAGCGGTGATCCCGACGCCCGTCACGGTGCAGCTCACCCGCTGCCACTGGTCGAGTTTCGTGTTGTCGGCGTTCGCGCTGCCGAGAACGGCGTTGCCGGCCTGGTTGAGCAGCCCGATGGCGACGGTGTTGCCACCGTTGCGAAGCCAGACGTAGGCGCTAACCGTCACCGAGTCCTGCCCGTTTTTAACGGTGAGCGGTTGCGTGAGGACGTTCCCGTTGACCGTGCCGTAGTATTTCAGCGAGCGGATACCGTGCCAGGCCTGGTCCGTCGAAAGCGCCGCGCCGGTGGCGAGTACCCACGGGGCCGCAGAGCTGCCGGAGTTCGAGAAGTCCGCATTGGCCACCCAGTTGATGGTGGCCTTTGGCATAATTACTGCCCAATCGTAGGGAATGCTCATTAGGTGCTCCGTCCGTATTGGGCCCGTGCCGCCGACAGACTCATAGCTGTCGAGGGCGCCTGGGCGAAGTGCTGGTTGACTGTGATGTTGTTGGTCACGGATCGTTGGTTGTTGTTAGTGGTGGCATGTCCGCTGCCACTGACCTGAGAGGCATTGAGAACCCATTCGCCCGCGTGCAAAAGAGCGAGGCCAGTCTCGGGGACGTAGCCGCCTTTTTCGTACATGGGGATCTTGGCGGCGGAGGTATAAGAGCCGACCGAGTCATAGACCGTGCCCCATTTACGACCCTTGGCCTCATAGACCATGCCGTTACCGGCGTACATCATCACGTGATGCGCGGGGTTGCCGCGGAACATGAGGTCGCCCGGCTTCGGCTGCGTCGTGGCTGGGAAATACGACTGCATCTGTGCGGCCGTCCTCGGGTGGGCGATCCCGAACCGAGACAGCAGGTATCCGACATAGCCCGAGCAATCCCATCCGGCGGGTGTCGTGCCGCCCCACACGTATGGCTTTCCGAGGCCCGCACGTGCGAGGTCGAGAAGCAGCGATCGGGAACCGGAGACGATGCCTCCGCCCGACAGCAGACCCTTGAATTGGGAGACAACCGCGGATACTACTTTGGCCGTCATCTCACCGGAGATAGATCCATCAGGCGAGATGGAGCCGCCTCCACCACCGCCTCCTCCCCCACCGCCACCGCCGCCAGTAGTGGTAGAGGTGGTGCCCCACATGTTGCCGATCTGAGACTTGATGGTGGTCCCGAGCCATTGAAGCCCGGCGTTTGCGCCCGACCATGCGGCGCGGAAGGCGTTATTCAGTTGCTGCCCGAGCCCTCCGAGGGATTGGTAGATAGACGTCGGAAGCGCGGCAAAAACAGCGAGTATCTGGGTGCAGATATCCTGCGCGGCATCAAGAACGTACTGGGTCTTATCCGTCATGCCCTTGGACAGGCCCTGCATGTTGTAGTCGCCAACCTGAGCGAGTTCGGTCGACGGAGAGTGGATGCCGAAGACCTTCCAGAACCCGTTCTTGATGCTGCTGCCGACGCTCTCGATCCCGTCGCCGACTGCTTTCACGCCATTCCAGATGCCTTGGAGCAGGCCTGACATGATCTGCTCGCCGGTATCCAGGAGCCAGGTTCCCGCGTCCGCAACCCATCCGAGAATTGTTTTCGGAAGAGCCACAAACCAGACGTTAACGACGTCCCAGAAGATAGTTTTGATCCCGTTCCAAAGGCCGGTAATGATCTTTTTGCCTGCGTCAAGTAGCCAGGTTCCCGCAGAGGCAAAGGCTGATTTGATCTTGCCAGGGATGCTGCGAATGAAGGCCATTCCGGTATTCCAGGCGCTTTCAACCGCGTGGATCATGGACCAGAAGCCGTCTTTGATCTGCTTCCAGTGAGTGACCATGTACGCGATAAGGCCGCCGAGCGGACCAAGCGCAAGCGTCAGTAAAGCCGTCAGGAATAGCTTCCAGTTTGACTTGACGAAGTTGATACCTTCCCAGAAGACGGCTTTGATTTTGTCCCAGGCCCAGGTGAAAGCAGCAGCGACTGCGTGCCACGCCTCGGTCAATGCCGCGGCGATTTGCTTGTGATATTTGATGCAGACAATGACGATCGCGATAACGGCTGCAATACCGACCACGATCAGGCCGATCGGACCCAGGGCGACGTCCATGGCGACACCGAAGGCCGTAGTGGCTGCAGTGGCTATCGTCGTGGCGGTCGAGGTGATTGCGAGCTCTGCGCTATACAATCCTTCGGCCACGGTTTGATACGCGGTGGCGGCTGAAGCGAGCGCGGATTGTGCGGCCGCCACACCCATCTGAACCCCGATGACCGCGAGGGCGGCACCAACGGCGAGAAGCACCGGCTTGCACTGAATCAGTTTGTCGATGATGCCGACCACGCCTTTAATGGCTGGCGTCAGCACCGAGAGGACGCCCTTAGCGACCGGGGCCAGCACCGGCCACACCGTCTCCCAGACGGCCTTCATGACCTTGAGCGAATCGCCGATGAGCTTGAAGATCGACAGTATGAGCCCTTTGAATCCGGGGCTACCGATCCAGTCGACAAAGACCTTGGCTATCGCCTTCACGGCCGGAAACACAGTGTTGAAAACGTTGCGGAGGTTCTTCACCTCAAGGCTGATGTATTGGAGCACCGTCTTGATGACGCCCTGCCCGGACGAGCCCTTGAGGAAGCCGGTGAATTGCTTGACCAGCATTTCGGCGTAGGGCCAGACAGACTGAAAGACCTTGTAGACCTCATCGAGCGCGGCTTTGACCACTGAACCAACGGCGGTCATCACCTCCTCTATCTGAGGCATGTGGGCGGTGACAAACGAGACGAACTTGCCGAGAACCGGCAGGATCTCGTCTCCCACCTTTTCCCTGGCAATGCTCATGGCGGTGCTGAATTTCTTCCAAGGGTCCGCGTTTGCGACCGCTGCCGCCGTCCCTGAGTAGGTGCTCTTGAGCTTCGCCATGATGTCGGCGAGCGGAAGAGCCTTGCCCTGAGCGTCCTTGATCGCGATGCCGAGCCTCTGGAGCGAAGTTGTATTCCCCTGCTCCGCCTTCGCCTCGGCGGTAGCCACCGTGGCCACGTTTAAATGCCGAGCCGCGGCCACATCGAGGGCCACAGACATGTCCTGTTGGGACTTTTTGACGTTGTCCGTGGCGGCTTGAAGCCTGGTGAGGCCAGTAGTCAGGTCATCGACACTCGCACCGGTGTCGAGCCGAGCCTTGTCCATGTACTCGGTCATCGACGAGGTCATCGACGTGATGCTTTGGTGGGTGGCTTGGGCCTGGTTGGTCATGACCTGCGTCAGCCCGGTCATGTCGGTCTTCATTTGCTGCGCTTCTTCTACGCAGCCCTTGAGCCCGTCGACTACCTTGTCAAACACGTAGAGCCCGCCGGCAGCCTCGGCTACCTTCTTGAGGCTCTCCTTGAGGTCTCCGAATCCCTCCTTGGCGCTCTTGGCCGCGTCGCCAGCTCTCTTCGTGCCCGTGGCCGCAGAGTCGGCCGACTTCCCGGCCTTGCCCAGGTTCTCGGACGCACCCTTGGCCTCGGTGCCAAGTTGCTTGATCTTGCCAGCGACGGAGGTGAGCTGTTCTGACCCCTCGATCTTTACTCGACCGAGTACGTCGAAGGCATCGTCGGACATGGCTCACCCCCGTTCTGATTGGTTTTTTGTTCGTTTGGTCTGTGCGTCTTGGAGACGCATGGCGCGGTAGACATCCCGGAGTTCAAGCTCGTCCGGGTCGGCCGGGATCCCGTAGTGCTCCCATAGGTACTGGGGCATGAGAACGCTCTGCGCCCAGTCGGGCAGGTCTTCGGTCACGCCTGCCTCGTAAAGAGTGAGAGCTATTCTGTCGGAGTCCCTATCAGGTCCTTCTCCCCCGCCATCTGAAAATTTGTGGTGAGCTCATTCAGGGTATTCACGCAGGTCATGTAGTCGGCCATGTCCATGTCCTCGACCTCTTGCACTGAGAGGCCGGTGAGGAGCGCGATGAGACCCTGCATTTCCGGGTTGGCCATATCGCCCATGTCGACGATAGTCGGCTCGTCCGGGAGGTCGCCGATGGTGGCGAGGGCCTTGCAGTATTGCTTCCACTGCGACGTCTTGGGAGCGGTGATGGTGATCTTGGCGCCGTCGAAGAGTTCAAGTTCTTTGGAGCGGGGCATGGCTTTTCCCTCCTGGGGGATAAGCGGATTGGTGGAAATTGGGCGCGGCCCAGGGGGTTGCTAGGCCGCGCCCTAAAGCGAGGGGGGTGTCTTACGGAAGGGTCGCGACCGCGTTCTGCAGCGTGAACGCCGAGTAGTTCGCCAAACTGGACGTGCTGTCCACCTGGGCCTCGAGCTCGACCTCGAGCACCCGAGCGCTTTGGGAGTCTCCCCAGACGGCGGGATCGCTTGTGACGAAGCCGGCAAAGTCGTGGGTGAACTGGAGCGCTCCCGCCGTGGCCTGGAATCTCGTTACAACCGGGAGACCCGTTAGCCAGTTGGTCTGGAAGAAGGTCTGCAAGGTCGGGGAGTAGAACAGGCCGAGCTTCACCTTGAGCGTTTGCTTGTCGTACGAGAAGTCGATTGGTCCCAAGTTGCCGGCGCCGTAGATCGGCTTGAGGCCGGTATCGCCGTCCACCTGGTACGAGTAGAGCGTGTTCGCAATCGCCGTTGTGCCTGGGGCGGCCCCTGCGGCATCGGCATAGAACAACGCTTGGGCCATGAGGATCGGGTGCACCGTCCGGTAGTTGAGCGCGGCGGTGAGGCTCTGGCTTGCGCTGAAGGTCTGCCCGAATCCCGTGGCAGTGAAGGTGAGTTCTTTCTGCTGAGTCGCCGTAATGTTCCACGTCTGATTCAGGCATCCGGAGAGACCCACGCCCGGGTTGACGAGGTCGCCAAGCTGCATCGAAAGCGACAGCGGATTCCAGACTTGGGTAGTCGGGGAGGCGTACTGCCACATCGTGGCGCTCACGGCCGAGCCTGCGGTACCGGCAACAGTGACGCTGACCGGGATGCTGAACGTGTTGGCGGTGAGCCTTGTGATGGCGTAAGTGCCGTTGATGCTTGGGGTCGAGTTGGACCCGGTGATAGTCACCAGCTGGCCGGTGATAAAACCGTGAGCCGTCGCTGTCACGACCGTGGGACTCGCCTGTGTGTTGCCGGTGATGGTCTTGGTGCCCGTGGCCGTGATAGTCGGGGCTCCATAGGCGGATTGCATGAGATAGCACATGTCCTCATAGGTGCAGGTGCCCTTGATGTCCCAGGTGGCGCCCTGCTCTACCTGGGCGGACATATACGTGGGCGCCAACGACCCGATCTGCTGATCGATGGCAACCGCTTTAACTGTCGGGGTGATCTGCGGAGTCGGCGAAATCCCCATTAGGACCGAGGTCGCCGGAACCACTGCACCCCAGGTCGTCTCTTGACCGACTTGGAGGCGAATTAGTCGAGTCGCGAGCTTCCCCGATTGAATCGTCATGGGAATCTCCTTTGGGAGGGTTGAAGAGAGGCGGAGCTAGACGCCGATGGGCGTTATTAACTGAGCGGAAATCCAGAGGTCAAAACGGAGGCCGTAGTACTCCTGAACTCCGTACTGGAAGATCACGTTGTCCCACTTCTTGATGTAGCTCTCCCGGACCAGGTCCGGATTCCCGAGCTGCACGTGAGCGGCGAAAGCGGTCCACACTGCCGGCGGCCAGGAGAGGACGTACTCCTGGTTCGCGGCGAGGCTGGAACCGGCTGTCTTAGGCTGGAGCCCGAGCCACATCTCCATCGTGCCTTCGATGTGTTGAAGGCCGCCGATAGCGGAGAAGTCAGTAGGTCCCCCGCGGAATAGGTTCACAAAGAATGGCAACGCGGCAGGCGGCACATTCCACTGGGGGTAGGTATAGGCGATAGCGACCGACGCGCCGTCGTCTGTCACAATCGCGCCCTGGATTTCTGACACTGCTTGGCTGATGTCCTGGAGTAGGCTCATACCGGCAAGTTCCTCCACCCATCGAGGTAGCGATAAAGGCTGTCCGGCATCTCGATTGCCACCTTGTCGACGCCGTTCATGGAGCCAACGCCTGCGGGCATTTCGCGCCGGAGATAGTCAAAATGGGCGAGCGAGTTGCAGGTGCTTTCGAGTGAGTCCGGAATCGACGTGGGAACGGTGAGAGTTGGTCCCCAGCCTGCCTCATATGTCACAAGGGCCATCAGCTGGCCCTTGTACAGCGGCCCGTTGAATCTGGGCTGAGTAAACACGCGCGCCCGGTAGTTTCCTAGCCTGACGCTGTCTCCCAGCGGCAAGACCTCTTCGAACGCGATGTTCTGCGCCTGCCAGGTAATCGGGCCGCTCGGGTCCATGATCTGCACCTGACTGATCGAGACGATCGGCCGATACATGTGCAGGATGAGCGCGCCAAAACGGTCGACTGACACATCGAGCGCTTCTTCGGTGCCGACGAACCCTTCAAACTGCGAACCGGCGTGGCAGTCGATCTGCTCCTCCGCCCACGCGATGCACAGAGTCATGGCCGTAGAGTCAGAGTCGGACATGGCAGAGCCAGGAACGTTCGACCGAATCCAGTCCTGGAAGCTACTGAGCGTCGTGTACTTCATGGCCTACTGGGCGAAGGCCGTGCAGACGAAGTTGAACGTGTGTGTTCCGGAGCCAGCGATGACCCAACGGCAGCGAATGTGGTCGCCACAGAGGGCGGGTCTCACGGCGGCTGCGGCGGCGTCGGTGGTCACGTTGACCGTGGCGGTTCCGGCTGCGCCTGCTGGGTCGAGTACTGCCCACTCTGCGCTAGCCGCACCGTTGCCGAGTAGCTGGGTGAAGTGCACGGCATTGACATAGGTGGTCCCACCGTCTGGGCTCACGTCCACGTACACGTCGAGGGTGTCGCCCACGACCGAGGCTTTGGAGGTGACGTTCAGGAGGATCATGAGGCGCTTGTAGGCCCCGCAGACGACAGCGGCACTATTGCCAGAGGCCGTCTCCGCGTGGGCGGCATGGAGCGCGAGGCTTGACGGGACGGCGTTGTCTACCATCACATGCTGGTAGCCGAGAGTGTCGACATACAAATCGACCTCGGCACCATTGGCGACGGGCTGCGACGGAGCGAAGCTCTGCGCAATGCCTCCGGCAATCTTGCGGAAAGGATCGAACATGTTACTCATGGAGCCTTCTTTCTAAGGGTAAAGAGAAGGGCCGGGGTTTGACGCCCGGCCCTTTCAGACTTAGGAAACGCGGGCTCCGACGATGGCCCCCTGGATGTAGGGGTGCTGGCAACGGAGCGTCTCGGAGAACTGAGTCACGAACGGGTAGATCCTGCTCGTGGCCGCGACCGGGAAGTAACTGTACGGCCGCATGACCGACAGCTTGAAGGCTTCCGCCTCACGCGCAGTTGCGTAAGGAATCCGATCAGCGATGAACATGAAGTTTCCGTCCGGGATATCGGGATGACCCCAGATGGGAATCGTCGCCGGCTGTCCGGGGATGCTCGAGGCGAACTTGTTCAGGTAGTCGCCGACGTAGAACGCGCCGGTGAATGCCGACTGGTCGTTCAGCTCTTGGCGGTAGACGTATTGCCCACCAGCGATCAAGAGGTTCGAGATGTTGGCCTTGCCGAGCGGGCTCGTGAGGATGCGAGTCGGAGAGGCTTTCCAGGGGGAGTAGCAGTTGTACAGAATCTGGTCGAGCTCGGCGATGCCTGCACCCTGGGCGGTGAGGGACATCCCATTCATGTCAATCACGTTGGGAGCGGTGGCCCCAGTGACTGCATTGGAGCTGAAGTCCACACCGTAGACGTTCTGCTTGGTGCACCACGCCCACGCGCCATTGAATGTGAGGGGGTTGGCGGTACCGTTGGACGACGGCGGAACCTTGGCAACAGTTGCCGTCGCGGCGTTGTAGACCACGCGCACTGCGGTCATGCCGATGAAGCAGCCGCCCACAGAGGACGTGACCGCGGCACCGTCGGAGGCGTAGAACATCTGCGACAGCGGGACCAACTTCGCGGCCCCAGCGTTTACACCGGCGTAGAGCTTGTAGCCCATGGCGCCCGGAACGTATGGCCAGGAGATGAGGTCGTACGCGGTCGAGCCAGAGGAGGCGTTGGTCATGTCGACCGCGAAGAGGTCCGACTCTCCGACGCACACGTTGCTGTCCGGCGTGGCCACGAGGCCCTGGCTGTTTGCAAGGATGCCTTGCAGAGTCAGAGCGGTTACCCAGTAGTGGGTCGGCGCGGTGTAGGTGCCAGACCCACCCTTGACGGCGGTACCGGAGGCAACAGCCGCGATGCCGTCGTAGTCGCCGCCCAGGCACATGAGCTCATCCAGCCTTTGGATGGAGCCGATGTTGGAGGTGGACTGAACGGACAGGGCGTCGTCGTACCCGAGGGCTTTATCGACGTCTTCCTGCGCGACCGAACCGTAGATCGCGGCGGTCGCAAAGTTGGCCTTGAAGGGGGTCGCTTCCAGAACGTTCTCCGGGCCGACAGCACCCTTGGCGACACCGAACGCGGTGCTGAAGTCCAATCCAAAGCCAACCTGAACCTTCCAGGTGTCGTAGTCCGCACCAACATCGGGTTTGGTGGTCGGCAGCGAGGCGCGGAACGGGGCAACCCAAGGCTGCAGGAGGACCGCGGGGCTGACGAGGTTATAGCCCCCGTAGCCGGTGAGCGATTTCTGCATGGAGGCCCGGTCGAGCAGCCCGAGCTCAGTCCTCAGCTCGTTCAGCTGGTCAGGGGTGAAGTTCATGTTATCCATCTAACTGGTTCCTTTCTCTGGGAAGAGGGGGTGGATTAGCGAACGCCCGCCAGGTCGGAGCTGCGTTTTCCGTCCGAGTTGATGCCCATGTCGTGGATCATCTGGGCCGACTTCTCGAAGGCCTTGGTCTGGGCAAGCATCGCGTCCCCGCCATAGGCCTCGGTGAGCTTCCGCATGCCGGTCATGGGGTCGATGACGCCCTCGATCATGTCTTGCATGACCTTGTCGCCCGGGTCTGCGGGGGCGTTGCCAGCGGGGGCGAGGTTGTTGCCGTTGGGCCTTCCGCCCAGGAGCTCCGCGCCGGCGTCTTTGGCGACTGTCTGCGGGCCTTGCGGGACCGCCTCCAGCGGAGTGGCGATGCTGGCCTGCAGGGTTTCGAACTTGGCGTCGATGTGGCTTCTGATCTCGCCCATGACGTCGATGCCGACTGCTGGAGACTCGGGGCCGGGCTTGCCAGCGGTAGCGATGGTCTCCAGCGCTTTCGTGAGCGCGTCCATCTGCTCTTGCGCCTTGGTCATGGTGCTGTCGGTGCCGGTCGTGCTGGCCGTAGTGGAAGCGGTCGACGGCGTGGAAGCGGTCGATGCGCTGTCCGTGGGGCTGGACGGAGCAGCCGAGCCGAGCATCACTTCGATGGCGGCTTTGGCTTGGTCGACTGCGTCGGCGCCGCCCTGGTCGAGGATGTCCAGCAGAGCTTTAAGGCCACCGGCCGAATCGCCCTTCTGAATCGCCACGGCGAGTTCGAGGGTTTTCTTGAAATCCATTGTCTGAACTCCTTGTTCGGGGGAAAGAACTTTTTCAACGGCTTGTATCGAACCGGCAACGACCCCATAGGGCTTGCCGAAATAGCTGGTGGCACTGGCGGCGATACGCTTGCCGATCGTGGTCCACTCGTCGGGTCCGTAGCCGCTTTTGCCGGTGCCCGCGTTGTAGCGGGACATGGCCTGCCTGCAACGACCTTTCGAGTCGAGCGGCCAGGCGTAGTTGTTGGGGTCGGCGTAGTTGTCCACGTTCTGCCCGTGGGGTTTCCCGTGAGGTGCCGTCGCGGGTGCTCCGGCCTTCCTGGGGATGACGACCTTGCCGAAGAGCAGGTCGTCGGCGGTCTGGGAGGCTGGCACGTAGTTAATCTCGGGGACTACCTCTTCGGCGTCCGAGAAGGTGACCGCGCCAGCGGCATCGATGGCGTAGGTGGCCCTGAAGTGCTTGGGGGGCGGAGGGTCCTCGAAGAAGCAGTCGTCTTCCGAGCAGTCGTAAGGCGACGTGTAGATGACCCAGTCCTCGCCGAAGTCGCACACATACACGCAGGCTTCGGCCGCTTCGGAAAGGGCGCACTCAAGAGCAGCGAATCGCTCCTGATAGGAGAGGTCCTTGTGGATCTCCTCAGGCTCGGGCTCTTCCGTTAAAGCCTTGGCGAGCGTGAACTTCGCGACGGGGCAGGCCGGAACGTCAACGAGCGAAATCTCGTCGATGCGCACCTTGTCGTAGACCTTGGTGCCGTCGGGGTCGAAGTGAAACGAGAGGCCCTTCCCGCCGATCGAGAATCCCTTGAGCGCGCCTTCCTGGACTTTCAGAAAGCAGTCGCGGCCGTCCGTTGCCTGCGAAAGCTTCACGCGGTTCATGATGCCGGGGACGCCTTCGGGTGTTTCCTCTTCCCACCACTGCTTGAAGGTTCCGACCACCTTGGGCTGGTGCATCTCGCGTACGCCTATCCAAGACTCGGCCTCGGCGTATGCGGCCTTGCAGACCCCGATGGGCAGACGTTCTCCTTGCAGGTCCCGGATGTCTCCCGAGGCGAATCCCTCGACCACTCCGGTCTCAGAGTCGACCTTGGAGAATGGAACGAAGAATCGCAGCGGGTGGGGTGCTGTTTGTGTTGCCATGGCTCTCCTTTCTGGGCAATAAAAAAGGCGCCCAGGAGGACGCCGTATGGCTGGTTTGCCAGTTGTCGGGGAAGTGCTATCGCTTGGTGATCGCCTCACCAATCCCGTACTTGAAGCCGTGGGTGAGGGCTTCTTTCAGGTCTTGGATGTGACCGGGCCAGCCCTTCCACGGCCCAACGCTCATGGCGAAGTGCTCGCCTGCGCCGTCAGTCCAGTGGAGGACCTTGCCTTTGGCCGAGAAGCCTTTGCGGCCCTTGAGAATCCAGCGGCCGTAAAACATGCCGTAGAGCTCCATGGTCTTACCGGGCGAGACGATCTTGTAGGCGGGCGAAGGCTTGTCCCGCCATGCGTATGTCCTCACGTAGTTCGAGGTCGTGGCAGGATAAGCGTTTGGGCCGGAGCCTTTGGCCTCCGCGAACTCCTCGCCTGCTTGCCTCAGACCGGCGTCAAGGATCTCGTCAAAGTTCTCGAGACCCGGTTTGATCGTCGTGGTGAGGCTGACTTCAAGCAGGCCCATTAAGCTGCCTCCGCATCTGCCAGATCATCGCCCTCATCGATGTTGATCTCGATGCCCCACTGATCCATGAAGGCTTGACCGAGCGCGGTGTAGCTGGTCGAGACGACCGCCTCACACCTGCAGTTCACGTGGATTGGGGGTTTGTCATCGTTCGGGCCGAATATCTCACCGTCCATGGGGCCGCACTCCTCACAGACCAGATCGTCCTCTTCGGTCTGGAAGGTCCAGCTGTCGGAGCCCAGCGCGTCTTGGTAGAGCTCTGTCTGGGCGGACTTCATCCGGGTTGTTTCACTGATGGCGATCATGTCCGCCCGCCAGGGAGCGAAGGTGCTCTGCAGCGCGTTCGACAGGTCCTGAATCGTCGCGTCGGGGTCGGCAAAGAATTGCGCGACCTTCGCCTGGATGTCCTCCGTCACGGTGTCGGTGCAGCCCTTGAATCCTCCGATGGGTTCGAATAGCTTTAGGTAGCGGTCGAAGAGTTCCTCGTCGGTGAAGAGGTCCGCCTTGGCGCCTATGGTGCGCGCCCAGGTGTTTTCACCCAAGACGAGCGTGCTGCTGGCATTGGTCGCACCTTGCATGTACGCCTTGTGCAGGGCCTTAGCCACCTCGTCGGTCACCTTCGGCCGTAGCGCCTTAGCCACCTTGCCTTGTGTGATCTCCGGCAGGGCGTTCTCCACGATCGCCCACGCTGCCTTATTGCCTTTGCGGATCTGCGCGGCGAAGGCTTTCTCGGCGGCGACGCGAGCCTTGAGGATGCCGGGGCGTTGGTCGTTAAGGAGGAGGTTACTCATCAGCCTTGATGATGATCTTCGACCAACACCCAGCTGCGAAAGAAGCAATGAGAGCAGTGGGGCTCCCCAGATGCAGGTTGCCTGCAGGGTCCACCGAGTAGCCTTCGGCCGAGATATCGGCGCAAGCCAGGGCGGTGCCGTCCTGGTAGAGAATCTCCCAATTGACGACGGCGGGCTCGGCTGGCTCCGCCGCTTTCTCTTCGGCCCGAAGCAGCTTGACGTTCTTCTCACTCATCTTCTTCCCCCTTGTTGAATGACGATGCTTTCAATCTCCGAAACCGATTGGATCTTCGTTCATGGTCGTTTCGCCGGTTGGCAATACTGAAGTCTCGGGGTCCTCGGTAATCAGGATGCCACCAGCTTCGATCAGCGTATTCAGCCGTGCTTGCGCGAGCTCGCATGCGGTGGGTCCGACTAAGTGCTCGATCGAACCCCAAAGCTGTATGTCGTGCTGCAGGTGCTTGAGATTCGCGATCAAGCCTGGAGGCAACGCCTGGTTTTCCATCGCCTCGACGAATGGCGAGAAGACGCCTTGGTTGGTGGTCGGGAACGTCAAACCGTTGTCCCACATGATCGGCCGCTGCGGATCGTATGGGTGGGTGCCCCAGTTATTCACATGGCGGTCGCCCTGTCCTGAGATGTAATCCAGGATCGCGGCGCGCTGCAACCAGTAGAGCGAATACTGATCCGTACCCCGGGGGGGCTTGGAATCGCGGACGTAGTAAAGGACCGCGCCGGGATCTCCATTCAGCTGGGTGCAGTAGGCCACCGGAACGAGGTAGAAGCCGAGCGCCCGGTCAAGCAGGTACGCTGCCTCTTCGCGGAGGAATTGGAAGCCGCCGATTCTTGAGATCAGCTTCGGGTTCTCGCCAGAAAGCGGTTTCCAGACCCCGGGCCAGCTGGGGAGTTGATGCCCTTCGGCGTCGGGCTCGGGGACGATTGCCACCACGAACACCTCATTGGCATGTCCGCCGGTGGGCCACTCAAAATCAATAGGTGCCACGATCGGCGCGCCGTAGTATTCGTCATCGTCGGGAGTGCAGCCAGTGACTTTGCGAAGTGTGGCGTTGGCCAGTTTGGCGAGGTCCTCCTGCCGGTACCCGGACCCCAGAACAAACGTTGTCCGCTCGGGGTGTTCTTTGCCGGTGGTGAGCAGATTCTTACTGACTGAATCGTCGGAGACGGTAGTCTCGGGGTTTTGGTCTATGGCACCATCGGCGCCCGACTGGCCTTCGAGGGTTGACACATTGCCCACCCAGGTCACTTGCCCGCCGCGGATAACCATGTAGACGTTGCCGCCTTCAACCGGCGGATGCCCTGAGGCGATCCGGAACTCGTTAAGGGTGATGCCCGCATTCTCGAACGCCGACAAAGCCGCGGCTTGCGCTGCGGTCGGGTCAGCATCAGCCGCGGGAAGCGAAAGCTTGAATGTGCGGCCGCCCAGGTCGAGCTTCTGCAGGAAGCTGTTACACATGGCCTCGACGTGATCGGCGATCGGCCCGAGCCCCATGCGAAACAAGGCTTGTGCCATTGCGTCCTCGAAACCCGATCCGCCCAGACCATGCCCGGGCACCTTAGCGAGCTCTGATACCGGCAAGCCCGAGGTGAAGGCCAGGTTGTTGAACGCCTGCCCATAGGCCACTGCCGGCCAGTCTGGGCTCTTCGTCTCGGTCCACTTGCCGCCGAATGGCATCAGCTTCATTCGGGACCGGGCCTGAGCGCCGCTCATCAGCTCGTCGTAGCGCTTCTCCCACTCCGTGATCTGGTCGGGCGATAGCTCGGCATCCGGGGTGAAGATGGACTCGGGGAGGTTGCCCTCGCGATAGTGCGCCAACGAGAAGGCTTTGATGTTCGCGAGCAGCATCACATCGGACCACGCCTGCTCGACGGGCGGATTGCCGTATGGAGCATTCTCTCGGATATTCTGGGGCATGTATTCGACCTGGTCGGCAGTCCACCAACCAAACGGCATGCCCTTGATGACTTGGCAGTATGCCGGATTCTCGCCTCGAGGAGTCCGACCCTGCACGTCGACGCAGCAAAAGAGCGTCGAGCCGTCCATCACCACAAGCGCCTGATCGTTCAGGTCGTGGTACAAGGCGGGCGCATCGTAGATGTACATGTTCCGCATGAGGCGCCCCAGCCACGTCTGCCAGTGGAGCTCGCGGTCTGGCGTTTGAGTGAACCAGTAGAGCGGACCCTTCGGGCCCTCTACGTTTCCGTCTGCGTCCACGATGTGTGGCGTGTAGATCGTCATCTCGCGAGTGAGCACCCGGTTAATCATCTGGGCTTCGCTCACGAGGTAGAACGTGTCTCGAAGCATCTCAAACGACGTGAGGCCGTAGCCGATGCGTGCGTTAACGGAGGCGACGTTGGCCGCCACCGGATAGTCGATCGTCCGGGGCATATTCTCTTCGTAGGGCTGCGGTGTCGGCCGTATCGGGCTGCCGGGCCCGACCGTGGCCATAGTCCACTCTTGAGGAGTGGGCTGCTCCACGAGCGTCGGCGGATGATAGACCGCGCCTGAGATTGCCTTGCCGAAAGAGCTTAGCCCCGAGCGAATACCCATCTAAAATCCCCCTAGAGTGCGTGCGTTCATCTCGGCTACTTCCTCCGCCCACGTCTGCTTGCGATCCGTGACGGCGGGCTCGGACTCCGCCCGGTATTCCGCCCGCAGCATCTCGAGGCGGTCATAGTCGGCGGCGGTCCATCGGCTGCCGAGGTCAAGACCCATCCCCAGATACCTGAGCGAGTCGAGTCTGTGAAAGGTTTCTTTGTCGGCGATCTGCTCGGTGGTCTGTCCGGATTCGTCCATCTTGCGGTGGTAGGTGCCGAGCTCATCCCTTAGTCCGGAGAGTGTGTCGAACACATGTAGCCGGCGAGTCTTAAACAGGCCCACCACTCGGTCGATGCCTATCTCCACATCGGGGATCTTCGGAGCGAGTAGGTGGACGCCCTCCTGGGACCAGTCGCGACGCCACTGCGTCTCCGATTGCGCCCCGCCCCAGCCCGTGACGAAGTTCGTTCCCTCGACGCGATTCCTCACGCGCCGAGCATGTTCCTTGGTCGTGAGCCCGCCTTCGAGCGACTCGTGATAGGCGTAGTAAATGTTCCTGGCTGGATCCAGTGCCAGGTAGAGGATCGCCGTATGTGCGCCACCAAAGTCCACGCCGATGTAGCGTGGCCACTCGGGCGGGATCGAAAATGGGTGGACCAGATGCCCGCCCTCTTCGACGTAGTTGTCGGTGTAATCCTCATAGATGAGGCCTGATGGCCGGACAAACTGGCCTTCGTAGAACATGGCGTATTTCCACGCCGGCAGAGTCGCTTTCATGCGCTCCATCTCTTCGGCGGGGAATGCAGGGTTAGCGGTCGAGGCGAATTGGATTACTGCATAGTCGGGATCGCCGGCCCGCCAGCGGTCGTAGACTTGGCTCTTCAGCCAGCCCAGGTTGTAAGGCGTGGTCGTGATGAGCGCCCGGCCTTGGTGAAGGCTCAGACGTCTCTGGATAGCTTCCCAGGCTCCCAGGCGGAAGGTTGACTGTCCGGCCTCGTCAAGCCACGCCGCCTTTGCCGTCGCGCTCTCCAGGGATTCGGCGTTGGTTGCCGAGCCGAAGATGACGCGCGATCCGTCCTTCATGTTGAAACACTTGGAGGTCTCGCGCCATTCGCCCAGGTGAAGGGTATGCTCGAAGAGCGATCGGAACTCGGGGAGCATCTTGAGGTTCAGCAAGGGAAACGAGGCCGTGACGGCGAGATAATCGCCGGGGCCGCGCTTCTGGATTTCCCTCAGCAGCCAGATCGGACCAAAGGCCGTCTTGCCACTTTGGCTGCCGGCGAGCATGAGGACAAACCGCCGATCGCAGCGGTAGACCTGCGACTGCCCGGCATGGAAATTGAAATGGCATTGGTTCTTCTCGTCAATCCACTTCAGTTCCGGCACTTGGAGCCTCCGTCATGTGGATGAGGATGCCGAGCGGTTGGTCTGGGGCGTTTGCCAGCTCGTGCCGGCTAGTGTCGCCGTAGACTTCCCGGCGGTGGCATTTGAGAAGGAAGATCAGCAAGGTATCGGAGCTCTCCCGCGCTCGCTTCCACGCAGTGGCGACCAATGTGTCGACCGCCTCGTCCTCGGCCTCTTTCCACGCCGCAGCGAACCTCGCGTTCCTGTCCCGGGTCCGGTATGCATGCTGCCGGCTGATGCCGGCGGCTTGGCAGGAGGCGCGAACGTTGGCGGAGTTTCGGAAGGCTTCGAGGAAGGTGGGCTTCCAGTCCGGACGTTTAGTGCTCATGTCAACCTCGGTTCATTTAAGCAACGCTCAGAGTACGCAGTGAAGTCTGGGCGGATTAGCGTAAGCAATGGCCCAGTGCCGACCTGCTTGTCGCAACGCTCTGAGCTTTAAGAGTGTGACTTAAGCATTCAGTCCATTGCGAATGCTGTGTCGCAATGCGGCCATTGCTTACGTAAGTCGGCCATTGCTTACGTAACGCTCTGAGCAGAATTAGAGCATGCTCAGCACGTGCACAGCTTTGGCGCCAGACCCATGCCGGCCAGGCGTTCGAGGATAACGGCCACATACTTGGGCTCTAGCTCCAAGCCGAAACCCACGCGTCCGGTCTGCTCCGCCGCGACCAGCGTTGTGCCGGATCCGAGGAAGGGGTCGTACACCGCCATGCCGGGGGACGAGGTTTTAGGTGTCACCATGTCGCCCCCTCACGTTACGTTAACGCCCAACAGCGTCTAAGAACCTTCGTTTCCCGATCCAGCTCTCATACGCCTCGCGGTTCTGTTCCCACGTTCCTTCACGCTTCCACCACTGAGGCGCTAAATCAATGAGCTTTTCGATCACGTCCTGCTTGGCCCAATGCGCGGCTACGTGATGCTCGCGGCAGAGCGGGACTGTTGGAAGAAGTGCTACTTCGGTCTGAGAACGGCGCTGTCTGCACAAAGGCCAATGGTGCCAATCGGTGGCGGGTGCCGAACAAATCAAGCAACGCTCATTGTTCACCATCCGGCATCACCTCTGGGCAGAACTCCCAATGAGTCTTGGCGTGTTTACGGCAATTGCAGGTAGGACAAGCGCAACAGAGATTGTCTGGGTTGTTCGACCCACCACGCACAATCGGAATCATGTGATCCACGTGGTACTTTCCAGCTAAGTCATCACGGGGTCTGTGGGCAGGTCAGTCATCGTTACTTCCTTTTTGGAAAGTATCAGCGTTTTCCTTTTTGAAGTGTACCTGTTGTTCCGGCTGACTGGTCGCGTTCCGGTAGTCGTCAAGGCGAGCCCGGAGGAGGCCTATCGCTTCAGCTTCGGCCAGTTCTTTGTTGCCGAACAGCCGAGGTCCACGTGCCAAAAGGACTTCCTCAGCTGCGTCCGCGAGATTTCGACAGGCCTGGTCGGCCAGGGTGTTTACCACGTTGATTACCTGCGTCCCGATGATTTGCTCCGCAGGCGTTTGGCCTCGATATATGCGGGCTCGCGGCACGTAGTCGCAGTGGTCTTCGGGAGACGGGTGGTCGCGCTCTACGGGCCTGCCGATGGTCCATCTTCCCTCTCCACGCCGGAACCTGTCCATGAAGCCCCAGGGCCATTCCGCCTTGGTCGGGAAGCCCTTCCACGGGTCGTCGGGAAAACAGGCCATCATGTCCTCGAGATTGTCTTCGCTTGCCCGCCACCAGTCCAGGAACTTGCCGTGCGCCTCGATCCTGTCTTTGCCGCAATAGGGTCCCACTATCTGCAAGCACAGTTCCGAGAGCCATTTGGCTGTCTCTGCGAGTGGGCTCCTGACCGTGAGATTGCAAAGCTCCTTATGACTCAGCATGTCCATCTGATCCTCCTTTTGTGTCCTAATCCTTAACCACACACGGGTCTAGGAATCCGAAGCCAGGAGGCAACATGCCCCCCCTACTGGGTTATATCCAGCGTTTGAATCGATTCTCTTTGATCGGCTTCGTTCCGTGTGACCTGCCACCGTCCTCTTGCCCATGGCAGTGACGGCAGTACGTCTGCACATATGCTGGGTCAAAAGGATCGAGGCCTATTCGCACAAGCTCTTCAATGGGTGGTGCATGATGAGCGTGCGGATGGGACACCACTTTGCCGCACTCATGGCACCGATACCCATCACGGGCAAACGCGGCGAGCCTACATGGTTGCCATCGTCGGTCTCTGTACACGCTCTTGGCGAGCGCTGTGCTCAGATTGCTCTCATCCGCCTAATGCGCCCTCTGCAGCGCGCATATTCTTCAAGCGTCAACCAGACACGCCCGTTCTTATAGCGCACCCACACTTTGCCGTTCTGCCCAAGCTCAGGATCGCGCTTATATGTGCGGTTCTTCTTCGCCTTCACTTCCGGCTGCCAATCATTATTAGCCATGTGCTGTTCCTCCGGCAGACGCTCTACTGTGCCGTCGTACTGCAGTTGCATCAGCACGTCACGCCTCCTTCGTCCGCCGCATGATCCTCACTGTGTCCCTGAGCTCGCATATCCTCATGCTCCAAGGGTTAGCAAATTCCCTGCTGCAGAGCGGGCAAATGTGCATGCGTCAACCTCCCAATAAGGGTTAGGTTTTGCGGCAAGAAGGGGAATAAAAAAAGCCCGGCAGATAGCCAGGCTGAATGGATTTAGGGCGCGCGACGCCCAACCAATATCCGAGGTCGATTATGACACTGTGCGCCTACAGCGTCAAGACGTACTCTTCTGGCGTCTTTTCACGGCAAAAAAAAGAGCTGTGATTGCGATCTCCAGGGCATCATCAAAGAACTTGCGACCGTACCGGCCACGCGGCATCTGCAAGCGCTCGACAACCTTGATCCAACCCTTGTGCTCTTCCCATAGGCCTTTGCGGTAATACCAGTGAAGCAGATTCCAGGCCCAAGGATTCACCGCGCCGATATAGACCATGCCTTGATTGATTGCTCGGTTCTGGCACATAATCCGATACTGGCGATCGCACTTGTCCAGTTCGATGAAATCGCCGTCGCCTGTAGCCGTTCCTGTCGGCAAGTCGGCCATGCTGGATTCGAACGCCTTGTACTCCTCTAGCGCGATTCTCAGAGCGTCGGAGCTCGTGAACCTCCAGTTCCAAGCTGCCGTCTGCCTCGATCCAAGCGCCGGATGATGCAAGTGGCTCATATGACCGTCCCTAAATCGCTTTTTTCGCCCTACCCTTAGAATGTCCCCAGTTCAGCATTTCGTCGCGGCCTTGGGGTATCTCGTGCACGATTTGGGCATATAGCAAGGTTTGGTCATGCCGCGCTCCTCCTCGCCAGTTGCACCGCGTTACTCATGTGCGCCGCCTTGCAACACGCTCCATCCCTGCGAGGTAGCTCTATCCATCGCCTCGTCCACGATCCTGAACGTCTGCCGCATCCCATCGAACTTGAACGTCACTGGTTTGCCTGGGTTGCTATGCCGCGATTTCGCCACGATAAACCGGCCCTCGCTTTCCCCGTCCACGTCGATTGCGTCGTCTCGAAATACGATGATGATTTGGTCCGCGTCTGCCTCGAGCGCTCCCGATGCCCTCAGATCGAACATGGTTGGCGCCGTGATCTTTTGCTTGTCGCCTGGCCTCGAGAGCTGGGACAGCACCATGACCGGCACCTCCCGTTTGCGAGCCATAGACTTGAGCCCTCTCGAGAGCTTGGTAGTGCCTTCCTGCGCGTTGTCGCGTCCCATGTCCATAAGCCCGATGTAGTCAACGATCACAAGGTCCGGCTTGTACTCTTCGATTCGCGACTCGAGCCCGGACAGTGTGCGGTCCTTCTGCAAGATGATGTTTTCGTAGTATGGGAAGTTGGCCGCCAGATCAAAGGCGTCTTTGTCCACTTCCGTCAGCCTGCCGCGATAGAGCCGGTCAGTGTCCAGGCCCCAATGCTGAATCATGCGCAGCGCCACTTCCTCCTCGTTCATCTCGAGCGTATCGAACAGGACGACCTTGTTACGCTTCGCCACGTCATAGGCCGTATTCAGACAAAACGCCGTCTTGCCGCTGCCTGGGTATCCGGCCACGATGCAAAGCCAGCCGGGCCGCATTCCTCGAGTGCGTCGGTTCAACGGCTCCCAGGGAAAGTCAACGCTTGGCGGCATGGGTTCGGTCTTGAATCTGGCCACGTCGCGTATGGCATCCAAGAGCGTTGGCCTCTTTGGATTCTGGGAAGACTTGACAAGCCTCTTCAGTTCATCGGGCGAGCCGCCGTGCCTTAGCCAATCGCTCACATCGCCCTTCTCGGGCAGTCCAGGCAGTTCTATCGTCTTAACCGATGCAACGCGCCCCGTGAGGGCTTCTGTGACCGTCTGCGCGTGCTTGCGTCCTGGCTCGTCATTGTCGGGCAGGATAACGACGTGCGCGCCCTCGAGAACTTTGGTATATCCATCGGTCCACTTGCCCGCGCCTCCCGCGTTGGTGGTCGCTGCAAATCCAAGTTGCTCGAGACTGTGAACGTCCTTTTCACCCTCGACAAGGAACACACGCCGGCCAGCCGCTACGGCCTCGAGAACTTTGGGCAAGTGGTAGAGCACTCGCTCAGTGTCTCCTAGCCTCCACTCCCAGCCGCCGTTGCCGTCCGGCTTGCGTTGCCTGAAGTCCTTCGGCAGATATCGCACCACTTGGAATACAAGCTTGCTGTCCGGGCCAACATAGTCATACGTTGCCGCGATCTCTCGAGACTTCGGCTCTGTCTTTTCGGGCATAAGGTCCGCAAGGGTCAGGCCAAGCGCCTCCACAATGTGCTCCGTGTCGCACCCGGCGTGGCACTTGAGCAGAATCCGCTCATCGGTTCCGGTTGCAATGGAAAGGCTTTGGTGCCGATCCTCGTGTCCAGGGCAGCAGGCAAGGTAGCCTGACGATTGACGCTTGACGTTGCGGAACTTGGCAAGAAACTCGTCAATCTCCATTGTCGCCACCCCAGATGCGATCAATCTCATCAAGCACGGAAGGCGGTTTGGTCATAAACTTCTCCGCGTGTTCTGCGTCTCGGAAGATAAGCGTCAGGTTGTTGAACTGCTTACCACCGGTTTGCGGATCCCTGCCCATGTGCCAGTCTGAGTTGGCGTATCCGTCTATCGCCGCGCAGCATCCCTCAAACCCGTATGTCTTGAGCGCCCACTTGACGGCCCTCTTGCGCTTGTCATCAAAGTGGGTGGCCGAGTTCTTATTCATCACTTTCTTCCAGTGATAGAACACGTCATCGGGACTTACAGGCAACGTATCAGTATCAGTATCAGTATCAGTATCAGTATCAGTATCAGTATCAGTATCAACAGTCAGGGCGGCTCGCCCGGTGCTAGCACGGTGCTTGTCTGGTGCTAGCACGGTGCTAGCACGGTGCTCGCCCGGTGCTGGCAGGGTGCTTGGTGCCTCTTTTGCGTGCGGACTCTGGTGTTTCTCGAAGTTCTTCACCTGAATGTACCGTGCTTCACCGACCATATACCGGACAATGAACCCGTGATTGAGTAGTTCTTCCAACAGCGTTTCAACGTCTACCGAATCGCAGGGGAAGAGCTTGATCTTGAATTGCTTTGGCTTGTCGGTCATGCGGCCGGCGCGATCGGCCATACACCATAGGCCGATGAAGAGCAAACGAGCCCACGGCGTCAATTCCACGATATCTTCGTCGGTGAAGAAGTCCGGTTTTATGCCCCTTGCCCTCACGCAGCCACCCCGCATTCCGGGCAGTCGTGGCAGTTCCAACCGCTCGAGCCAGGATGCACCATCTCAAATGTCATGTTTCCGTTATAGGCTCCGCAAGCCATGCACTGCCAACTCGCGCTCGAGTCGATGAAATACCACCGACCACATGCGGCGCATTTGACCAGGGCCGCGTCGTCGTTGATGTCCGATGCGGTAAACGGCCAATCGCATATGTCACGGATCACGGGGTCGAACTGTGCCGTCCGTTCCATTTCCGGCGTTGGATGGCATAGGCGCCATTTTACGGGCTCTCCAGGTTCGGCAAGGATCGTCATTACGTCGTTCTTCGCCGCGGCGGGAACTAGGGATCCCAGCTTCACGATATCGCTCGAGTCTAGTACCCCTTTGACTTCCACGATGGTCTTAATGGCCGGCAGATAGAAGTCGGGCAGATACCGCACTCCAAGAATCTGGAATCCCTCGGGTTCGTAGGCCCATTCCATGCGGTGCGCATCAAAGAACTTGGCGTACTTGACCTCGAGACGCGACCGCATGTCGATGCCCTTGTACCGTTCTGGAATGCTCCACTTGTGGCTGGGGTTTCGTGGCGATGCAGTGGTGGTAGAATCAGGCATACAGACCTCGCTAATCCGTGGTTTGTCACGTCCCGGGAGGTCGCACTCGCCGGGGCCATTTTCATTTGTGTCCACCGATCCTACCACTACCCCCGGATGCACGTAACCGCTTTTTCCCCGGTTTTCCATCTCTGCCTTCGCCCGTGCAATCCTCGCCTCAAAAGTCGGCTCGTCCGGGTAGCGCTCGGCTAGTATCGCTTCCATCTGGCGCGTGAACTCTGACACAGCTTCGAGGGCACAGACGAGCGCGCGGTGGATCGTCTCAATCACCTTCGGCAACGTCTCCAGTGCCCGGCACAGCTCGTCAAAGCGCCGTTGCTGCCTCCGCTTCATCCGCTCGGCTATCTCACACTTGCGGCGGTTCACCGATCACCTCTTCCATATCAGCCATGTCAACCACCGGCCGGTCAAGCGCTTGGTACATGAGCCGCATATCGATCCTAAGTTCGTCAAGCGAGTCCCATTCGGTGCATATCTCGGAATCACTCCAGGAAACGGCGGTACCGTCGCTGTCGTACCAGACCTCGGCTATCCTGTATTTGCCGTTAAGCACCATTATGCGGTTGTTCCAGCTACCCATGGCTGCCCTCCTTCGCGAGCGCCTCTTGCAGCCTCTCCAGATCGGCAATCTCTCGCATCGGTGGACCAGTAATGGTCGCAGCCGTACAGAAGGCGGTGCGCCCACCAAGACGGGTAGGTGAACTTGGCCGGACCGCTCATTCCGCACCGCCGAGAATGTCGCCTTTATCCATTTGTCCAACCGCCTCAGTCTGGTCAAGCTCGGCAAGGGCAGCAATCAGTGGGCATCGTCTCAGCGCCGCGTCGCACGCATTGAGCGCGGACTGGATGTTAAGCGAGCACGTCTCGCACTCAGATTCGTCGATGCAGTCCTCATTGCACCACGTCAGCACCGCCTGGAGAGACGCAGACATAACGGGCTTGGCGATATCCAGTTCTGCTTGCAGCTGTTCCGCCCGCTCGTTGGCCTGCTGTAGCTGGGCGCGAAGGTCGTCATTGTCTGCCTCCGCCCTTCTCAGCGCCTCAATGTCGCCCGCCCATGAGCGGAAGGTCGCGTTTCTGCTCACAGCTCACCACTCTCTTCTGCCGCTCCCTCCAGTTCAGGATTGAGATTCCGAAGCGCCGCGAGCACGTCATTCGTCCGGTCTGCGAAGTTCTCCCACTCGTTAAAGTAGACGAAGCCGCCGGGGACGTTACATGGGGCAATCGCGCCGGGGAAGTCGTCTAGCAATGCGCGGCACTGTTCGATCAGCGCCTCCCGGTTCTCGATCTCGGTGAGCAGCCGGGCAATGTCTTCGGGGGCGTGGGCTATGGCATCGGGCTGTGGCGTTGCCTTGCCCCACCTCTCGCGGATATCGTCAATCATCAGTCCCTCCATCCTTGAATCATCATCAGCGTCTGTTCGCGTGAGCCAATCTCAATCGCCGGGGTATGACAGACGATGTGCTGTGGCGTATCGTCGGGTATGATCCCTTCCCTCACAATCACGTCTGCTGCCCATTTCCAAAGCACCGCCCCAAAGTTCTCTCCGTCGCGACGCCGCTGTTCTGTGAACGTGAGCACGGCCCTGCAGTCGATACGCTCCAGTCCCCGCGGGCATCGGTTCCCCTTTTCGTTAATCACAGCCCAGACCAGCTCCTGGAACGCCTCACGCGCGGCTGCCTGCTTTGACCAGTGCATGCGGGTGTAGACGTTCAGCGATACAGGCACGCCGGGCACTGTGCAGACGTAGGCGTTCGCGCCCTTGGCTCGGGATGCTCTGCCGGTCATCCGACTACCCACCGATACATCCTCACGTGCCACGGTCGCGCCTGGTGCTCCCGGATCGCGCAAGCCGCCATCCGTTCTTTGCGTATCTGCTCAGCCGCGAGCCATTTCCGCTCTGCGTGTTCTGGATCGTCTCGCAACGCTTCATGCAGCGACAACAGGGCGTTCACAGCTTCGGTTAGGTGGTCGCACGATATGGCCGGTCTACGCCCCGTCCCGTATTCGTATAGGCAATAGGCCCTCGTGCCCGAATCCGCAATGACCGGCACCCATTCCCCTACCACGTCGGCGCCCTGGTAGCAGTTGCAGTATTCCGTCCAGTCGTCCCTAGCTGGCTCGCCAGCGGCGTCGTCTTTGCGGGACTGGACCTGGGCCGCGGCGCGGACGTTTGCGCTGCCGTGGCGATGCGCCAGGTCGTGGACGATGTCTCGGGCTCGCCTATGATGCAGCATCGGTGGCCTCCTTCGCGGCGGGCTTGAGGGTTGGCTTAGGCTTGCGCGACATCGGCTAATGCCTCCATCATGTCTAACTGCCCCAACCCCTCGCGATACGTGCCCACGGCTGCCTGTAAGTTCTTCACGGCCTGTCGGTAATACGACGGTTTCAGCTCTACGCCCACGCCCAGACGACCATTCACCACGGCGCCGTAGACCTCAGACCCCACGCCCATGAACGGCGTGAACACCACCTCGCCGGGGTTGCTCCACAGAATGATGCAGCGCTCGATTACGTCAAGCTGCAAAGGGTGAACGTGCTTCTCGTCCTCGTCATCCTTGGCGGCTTTAAACGGCAACACACGGTCAAGTCTCACATCGTCCCAAAAAGCCGATGCGTACTGTCTCCAAATCCACTGGCTAAACCGGTTCTCGATTTGATTTCCCTCGTGACCTTTGTAGGTCAGAAGTTCGTGCGGCATGGTCCGCTCTCCGGCATAGGACGGAAGCCCGGTCGGGTGCGTGATTGGAACTGGGTTGTCACCCTTGCGCCGGAAGGCCAGCAGATAGTCAGCGCTTGCCACAGAGCACCGGGAGGAATCGTCCACGATAGTCTTGTGTGCAAGGTTCTTCGCCATCGTGCGGTTGCGCACCCCGAGAGGTTCTTTCCACACGTGATAGCGGCCGGTGTACTGGAAGCCGTGGCGCTCGTGCAGCCGGATGATATCGCCGGGGAAGTCCCGCAGGTGATCGCACCCACAGTTCCCGCTCGGGACGTCGGCGCAATGGACACACGTCATCCGGCCCGGCATGGTTGCCCTGAACAGTTCCTCGACCACGAATTCGTAGTGATCGAAGAATTCCTCATAGCTCCGAGCATTGGACAGATCGCGCTCGCTGCTGCTGTAGTGGTACAGCCCCCCGAACGGCGGGGAGTAAACAGACAGGTGCACGCTCTCGGCGGGCAGGGTCGGCATCACCTCGCAACAATCACCCAAATATATTGCGTATTGCTCGGTCAGTTCTTGATCTGCTATAGCCACGTTGGTACGCTCACTTCCTGTTGATAGGGGTCGCTTCCGCGCATGTGCAGCGCGTCATTCATGTGGGCCACAAGCTCGGTAAACATCCGGTCCGCGTTGGCGGCTTTGCGTTGCAGGTTCTTGAGCACGTTTAGTTCGCCCTCAGTGGTCACGATATCGACCGTGACGGGTTGCGTCTGGCCGAACCTCCAGCAGCGCCGCACGCCCTGGTAATACTGCTCATAGGAGTGCGACGGGAAGAAGGTCACGTGCGAGCAGTGCTGCATGTTGAGACCGAACCCGGCCACCTTTGGTTTACTGACCAGGACTCGCGCCTGCCCGCTCGTGAAGGCTGTCAGCAGTTCTTCTTTCTGCTCGTCCGTCTGCGAACCGCTGACCTGAACCGCACCCGGTATCAGCTTCTCTAATAGGTCGCCCTCATCGTTCAAGTGGCACCACACGAGCGCCGGCCGGTCATGGTCTACCAGTCTCGCTATCTCTTCGCAGCGGGGCGCTAGGGTCATCCTGCGTTCCTCCCGCTGCTCTTGTAGGGATACAGCCGCCTCCACAAACAGCTTTCCGTCAAGGGGCCGCGAGCAAGGAACGATGGTTTCTCGCTCGGTCAGGGGCGGGAGAATGAAACCGTCGTCTGAGTATCCAAGGTCGGACGGCCGACGGAAAGCTCGTGCCCACGATGCGACCCATCGCCAGAACGGTTGTTCGGCGTGGTACTTGAACCTCCACATTTCCCGAGTCCCGCCAGAGAATCGAGGGTCTCCCCAACGTGACCGGCTCGTTCGGTGGCTAGAGTTGTTCTGTTGGTTGCGGAAGAACGCCGTGAGCATGTCCATGTGCCCGAGATATCCAAGCGCCTCAGACGATGTACCCAGTTCCACATAGTCATTCGGTGCGGCCGTGGCGGTGCAGAGCAGGCGATGAGGCATCTCTCGCATGAACTCGGTAACGGTTGCCTTCGTGGTCCCGTCAAAGTTCTTGAGGATGCTGGATTCGTCGCACACCACGCCGGAGAAGTCGTGCCGGTTGAACAGGTGCAGCTTTTCGTAGTTGGCTATGGTGATGTTAGGCTTTGGCTTGCCGTCTCGGGACCGGTGCGCCTCGATGGCGAACTTCTCGGCCTCACCTAGCGTCTGTCCTCCCACAGCCAAGGGAGTCAGCAGCAGCACCGGCTTATTCATCCGGTGCGCCACCTGGTCGGCCCACACAAGTTGCATCGGGGTCTTGCCCATGCCGCAATCACCGAATAGAGCGTCCCGGCCCTTGCGCGTGGCCCACGACACAACGTCGTGCTGAAACGGGAACAGCCACTCGGGAAGGTCAACAGGCTCGAAACCGTAGTCACCTCCGAGTTGACTCTTGCTGTCGAGAAAGTCTTGATAGTTCATTCCGTGCCCCCTTTGAGATGGTCCTTGCACCGATGCTGCCAGACGCATTTGACGCTCATGGGACCGTCCGGTACCAGGGCCAGCCACGTCGCTGGCCGGTCACAGGTCTGGTTGGTGGGGCGATCGGTGATTTGTTGGCAGCGGGCCATCAGCGGGCCTCCAGTCTTTTCCATGCCAACCATTCACTCCATGCCCGGTGTCGCTCATCTTAGTCCGGGCAATACATCCCAAGGGGCGCAGACTTACCGGGAGCCATGATTCCGGTCTCGCGGTAAAACTGTTCAGCAAGGAGCTCGAAACGCTCCGTTGCTGAGACGGGGGTTTGGGAGGACGACTCGGTACTACTCATGTCTCCATCTCCGCATCCTGGTCATACCGCGCATCCCCCGCCGTCTGTTGTGCCCGGTCGCAGGCGGCGCAGGCGTCTATCCAACTGGCCTCATATCCAAGCTCGCGGAACAGTTCCTCCCAGTCGGGCGGGTTGGGACAGGTCATCTCTGACTGCCAGGGGACGTGTTGGGGAGCGCACTTGCAGCTAAGCATTGGGATTCCATTCATCGACGTACTGAATGCTCGGGAACGGCGGCACGGGACATACCTGGGACAGGGCGGGAACGGCCCTCTTCTGTGCATCCATCGCGCACATCAGCCTCGTCTCCATGGCCCGCACCATGTCCAGCAACGTGTCGGGGCTGCCATAGAACCGGACCGTCTGCCCCTCTTGCCGCAGTTGCAGCAGCGTGGACATGCCGTCTGTCTCAGCGGTGATTGTCATTAGCGGCTGATGGAGCATGTCGGGGACGTGGATGTCTGTTGACTGGATCACTTGAATACCTCGTCTTGCTCGTCGTCTGTCGGGAACGCCCAGGTAGGCAGAATCAACTGCATCGGTTCGGGGAAGCGCATAGGCCAGCAACCGTTGGCGCGGCACTCAGCAACGGTCTTGAGCGCCTGCTGCACCTTGATCTCGCCCGTCCACAGAATCTCCGCGTTCAGTTCATAGACGGCCACCTCATGCGGCTCGGAGCTTTCGACGGCGATGAGATAGACCGCCACGTCCTGCGCCAGCCCCGAGTTATAGAAGGCCATCTGTCCGTGGTAGAGCATCTGGTCGCACTGGCGGCCGAAGATGCGCGGGTCAATATCGCGTGTCGTCTTCAGGTCAACGAGCGCCGAATCGGACAGCCAATCGAGGCGGCCTTTGCATTTCAGCCCCGTGTCGGTGTCCGTCCATTGGATAGTCTTTTCTGCCTCGCCTTTCTCAAGCAACGCAGCGGCTACAGGATGGCTTCTAACGGCGTCACGGATGCGGCAGGCAGTGTCGTACTGTTCCGGCTTCAGGATCGTCTTGTTGCCGACACTGGCGCAGTACGCGTCCCACTCTTTGCCGTAGCGCCTGCCGCCCTCCCATACCGCGTATTCGGGCAAGAGCCGATCAGGTTCAAAGACAGCGGTATGTACGGCGCTGCCCAGGGTCATTGCGTCGGTCCTGGCCGGTGGGTTGTTGAGCGCGTGCAGGTATTTCTGCGGGCTGGTGCAGGCGTGTTTCAGTGTCGACCAGTTGACCGCATCGATCTTGGCGTAGGCGGCACAGTTCATTGCTGCCCACCTTGCCGCGGCGTGACCGTCAACTGCTTATCGAACGGCTTACGCTTCCGGCCGCCCTTCATGTTGAGTTGGATCGGGATAGTCCGCGTCTCGGTCAGTTCCGGTGAACCCTTGACGCGGATACAGGGGTCTCCCTGATACGGCCCGGCGAGCTCCACTTTGTCTTCGCCGATGGTCAGCCAGTGACCGATCCAGCCCTCGAAGTCCTCGCCCCACATGGCATCTATCAGCATGCAGTTCGTGGTATTGGCCGCAAACGGTTTGCCCTTGCATCCGTCACCGAGCCGCTTCTCGACGTTAAGGAAATAGATCAGGGCCTTACGGTCAGACTTGCCGCCCTCGCCCTCGAACGTCCCGCCCTCGACGCGTTCAATCTTCAGCGTCTGATGCTTGCCTTGCAGATCCGCAACGGTGAGCGTGTCAGAGCTGCCAACCAGCGTGCGCCAACTAGTCATGACGCCTCCCTCATATCCTCGAACCCCTCGCACCGCTCCGCACGTTCACGGCACCGGCGATAGTCCTTGTCGCTCCAGTTGAACGTACTGACCCGCGTCTGTTTGCGCTGGGAGCAAAACAGCTCCGTTGCGTGCCCGACCTTGCGCACCCGGAAGTGGCGGCACATGAGACAGCTCTTGCGCGTGTCTGCTTCGGCCTGGTCCATGTGCCCGAACGGTCGGAACAGGGCGGGCGAAGCGTCGATCTCCAAATAGGTTGCTTGTGAATCCAAAGTCTCTTATCCTTTCCTTTGCTACGATTTCGGCGCGGCAAAGGTCGCTCTTATC